TATTGCAGGCTATTCCAGCGCAATTAATGACGCCATTCATTGAAAACGGTAATCTCGTCGGTTGGCGTGTTTATTTATTTAATGGACAATATCGAGATTTTGTTTACGATGATATGAAGGCTATTCTTCATATGAAGATGCCGAATCCTTTGTTTGATGATAAGTTTAGTCATTTTCGAGGATTATCACCGCTCGTTGCCGGGTTGAAGTACTTGAAACTTGATGATGTAGCTATCGAAAGCTGGGTTAAGTCTGTTGAGAATGAGGGAGCGAAAGGATTAATATCGCCTAATCATCCCAATCCAGAGCTGTGGTTGACACCAGACCAGGTGGATAAAACACAGGATACGGTTGATAAGAAAATTCACGGCACGGATAATAAGAATAAGATTGTTGTAAGTGCGATGCCGCTGCAATATACACAAATAGGCTTGTCGCCAGATGCGTTGAATATAATAAACGGCATTCAACACGCAGGTTATAAGTTATGCGATTTATGGGGAGTCCCTGCAACGCTGTTCGACCCCAACCCGACGTATCAAAACATGAAAGCCGCAAGCGAGCGATTTGTAAAGGAAGTAATATTGCCGTACTTGTCTGCAGAAGAAGACAAGCTTAACAGTTGGCTTGTTGAACCGTTTCGACGGAGAGACAATAAAAATTATGTTATTGATTACGACTTATCGTCATATGATGAATTACGGTTATCGGTTGACCAGACAGAAGCATTTTTAAGGACGCATACGATAAACGAGGTGCGTGTTATGCTTGGTAGTGATGAGCTTGAAGAAGAATACGCAAATCAAGTGTTTGTTCAGCAAGGGCTTGTCCCGCTGTCGGATTTTGATATAGACATACAGATATGAGATTACAGCGACTGATACAGATAGAAACCAGGAGACAAACAGTTTATGAGAGATTGTTTGCGAGGGAGGTTTTGAAGGCATTCAAGAAGAATGCCGAGAGCTGGTTGAAGTATCAGGTTGTAGGTAGTGCGCTTGGCGAAGCGCTCGAAAAATTATATCGTGAAACACTTGCGGACTATCTGTCGAGGCAATGGGAGCAATTAGAGAAAAATGTAGCACAGAAGAAAGAACGTTTCTTTATGCCGACATGGTCGTTTTGGATTGAAAACTATATCTTAACGACGTTAGTAAACAAAGTTGTCGGTATTGATGAGACTACACGAGAGCAATTGGTTGCCGAGACGATAGAAAGCAATAAAATTGGTGAGACACGAGAAGAATTTTCTAAACGTATTCAAGCTGTGATGGGAGGTGTAGCTGGTAAAAAGAGAGCGAGAGTTATAGCCAGGACGGAGGCTGGCAATGCTATAAATATAGCGAAAACGAAGTCGGCAGAAGATTGGGCAGCACAAACGGATTTACCTATTGGTAAGTTGTGGATACATCGAGGAGCAAAAGACCCGAGAGACTGGCATATAGCGCTCGATACAGGTGTTGCGATACCGAAGGACGAGCCGTTTATTGTAACTGACCCGAACACAGGAATTACCGACCGCATGATGTACCCTCACGACCCATCGGCGTCGGCTGGGAATGTTATCAACTGCGGTTGTCAGGTTGTTTATGTACGATTAAAAACTTAAAAATATATAGCAATGGAAAAGATAGATAAAATGATATATAAAAACTTATCGGAGTTTCGAGACATCGATGATGCGACAGGAATAATCAAAGGTTATGCAAACGTATATAACGTTAAAGACCTTGATGGCGACATATCGTTGCCAGGCTCATTTTCAAAAACAGTTGGAGAGCGAGCTAAAAAGATAAAGATATTTAAGAATCATTCGCCACAGCTTGTTGGCGTGCCGATTGAGTTGGATATTGCCGATACCTACGGGCTCGGACTGACGGCAAAGATGCTGATGGATACCGATACAGGGCGAGACACATTTCACGAAGTTAAGTTTTTGCATGAGAACGGATTTGAAAGTGGAATGAGTATTGGTGGCTGGATTATTAAGCGTAATCCGAAGAATAAGGCGGAGGTTGTCGAATATAAGTTGAAGGAAATATCGGTATTAACGACAGAAGAGCCAGCGAATGAGTTGTCGTTGGTAAGTGCGGTTAAAGCAGTGAAAGAATTGACAGAGCCAACACAAGAAGAATTTTGGAATATCATCGAGAAGGCATATAATGCTAAATTCTCGGATAATATATTGAAATCATTAGAGAAATTTTTGACACTCAAAGATGCAGAGCCGGAGCAGCTGGAAGCTGAAACCACTCGACACATTGAGCCGTTGATAATGAATATTTACGAATTATTTATTTAAACAATTAAACAAAAAAAATTATGGAAAATATAAAAAAAGAACAAGCTGAATTGCTTGAAAAACAAAAACAAGAAGCGCTGAAAAATATCAAAAAGACAGCCGAAGAAGCTGCACAGGGGAAGGCGCAAGAGATTGTAAACGAGAAGTTGAATGAAGTAATATCGAAATTCGATAAGGTTATGACGAAAGAAGAAGTAGAAGTGTTGAAGGCTGATTTTTATAAACAAGTTCAGGAGTTGCAGGCTCGAATAAAACAAGTTAAACAAACTGGTGCTTGTGAAAAGTCAATAAAAAATATTTATGATGTAATTTCAAACACGATTGAAGAAAGTGCAGAAACATTAAAGAGTTTCAGGGGTAAAGAGAAGTTGGTATTAAAAGCTATAACTGATGCCAGCTGGATACCCGCAGATGCGCTTAGTCGGCAGACGACTGAAGTAAGAACGAGTCTGTATAACAGTCCTTACTCGCCGCTATATTTGCGTAATATTTTCCCGAATGTAACGACAGATCAAGCTTCCGTTGTTATTCCGCAGGCTGGAGTTATTACAGGCGGAGCTGATGTATGGGAAAGAGGAGCTGGGACTACGCCTAAACCTGAAATAAATCCTACATATACAGATATAACTGTACCGATGAAATGGATTGCTGGTTTTGCGACCGTAAATCGTGAGCTGTTAATGAATGTAAGATATCTGCAATCGAGTATTACAAATACGTTGCTTTATTCAAGAAACGGACTGTTTGCTGCTGAAAATAATATGATTATCGATTATATAACAGCGAATGCTCCTGATTATGCAACTGATTTCGGTGGGTCGATGACGATTGGAGTTGAAATGATACTTGACGCAGCATTTAACATCTTACTTGGTAATTACATGAATCCTACTCATGTATTGATGAATCCTGCTGATTATTTGGCTTATATTAAGCTGAATAAAGCCGCTGGTTCAGGTGAGTATGATTTACCAAATGACTTGTTAAGGGGTTTTGCTGGTACAAACCTTGAAACTACCGTACAGGTTGTTCCTGTTCCTACATTGGATGCTGGTACTGCTTATGTGGTGTCAGCACCAGAGTTTGAATTTATCAGTAGGCTTGCGCCTGAATTAATGGTTTCAGAAGAGCATGCAGATAATTTCGCTTATAACCGTGTCAGCTTCCGTGTTGAAGAGATGGCAGGATTTGTTGCGAAGGATTTGAATGCGATGGTTAAAATTGAGCTTCCACCTATTGTACCTCCTGCTGGGGCTTAAACTGAAAAATTATGAAGGTTAAACTATTAAAGAATTTAGCTTACGGAAAACAAGGAGAGGTCGTCGACCTCTCCGATTCCGCTGCTATTTATTTATTGCGTGTAGGTGCTGCAGAAAGCGTACCTAAGAAAAAGAAAAGAAAAACAAAAAAAGATGACGCTGACGATAACAGAGGTGAAGAATTATCTTAACATCGATTTCGATGATAACGATGAATATCTTCAAACATTACTTGACGCCGCAAAAGAGCGGGCTTCATCGATAATGGGCATACCGCAGACGGTAACGGTTGTGGATGATTTAGGTAACGAGTTAATTATTGATAATCCTGATTTCACGACAGATGAGATTAATAATGCTATTTTGAACGATATTGCATTTGCTTATCAGTCGCGAGGTGAGAAGGAATCGACGAGTGCGAGTGCTACGGAGACGTACAGACGACGTTCTGTGAGACCAATGCTATAATTATAATTGTTATGAAGTTAGGAAAATACGACCAAAGAATTCAGTTCGGAACGGAAGGAACGGTTAGCGACGGTTACGGCGGTTATAAGCCATCGTTCACGGTTGAATTGGAGACTTGGGCACGTATTGAGCAATTAAAAATATCGGCGGATATAGAACAAGCGCAGTTAAAACTGCCGACGATGTATAGAATTGGAGTTATGGCGAGAGATGGATTTATACCGTCTGTTGAGCATATCGTAAAATGGCGAGGCAAGATGTATCGCATTGTTAATGCTCCTGTCGTTGAGTCGGTACGGTATCGTCAGGAATGGGTGTTTGATATAATAGCGAAGGATTAAGAATATGGGAAAGGTTATAAACACTACATCGGTAAACCTGGATAAGTACAGGAAAGAACAGATACGAAAGATGCGTGAGCTGGTAGTCGATACGGTTAAAAATATCGAGGTTGAGGCTACGAGGAAAGCTCCGCAATTTGTTACGGTTGAAAGTGAATTTAGGAATAATGATTTAACTGGCGAAGTTGGTGTTTGGGGCGAAAATAACCTTGCTGCATATTTCGAGTTTGGAACAGGGCTATCGGCACGTGAAATACTCGCACCATATCCGCAATGGATAAAGGATATTGCGTGGCAATTTTATGTAAATGGATTAGGTACATTGAAAGGAAAACCGTATCTTTATCCAGCTGTATTGAGATATGGCAATGAGTTTTACAAGAAAATGGCGAGGCTGGTTAAAAATAAAATGAAGGACGATAAATAATGGATAGAGCAACAGAAATAAGGGGAAAGATTTTCGAGGCGTTAAATGGGCTTGAATATAATGGTATACGGATTCCTGTTTTTGATGAATTTGTTAATCCGAATGTTACCTTGCCGAGCGTTGAGGGTGCTTTATCCGCTTACGTTGTTATTCAAGACCAGCAAGAGTTGATGAGTCCTATACAAACTGTTTATAGTCCACGTTTCGAGTTAAACGTAACGATACGAGTTGTTACGACTTGGGGGACTGTGGGCAGCAAAAAGTTGTGTGAGGATATAGGAAATAAAATAATGTATAAATTAAAAGACGACAGAGGGTCGTCAAAAATAGAAGGAATCGACAAGGTTACGCTTGTCAGCGCACGCTCGATAGCGGAGTCGACAAGTAGCAACCTTGCATTTAGTAAAATAATCATTTTAAAATTTGAAAAAAATGGAAATTAATTATTTAAAAGGATGGGAAGGCGCAAGAATGGCGGTTTATAAAGAGACCGCTTATGTGCCAATTGCTTGTATAACAAGCAGGTCGGAGAGTAATACGACTAATACGTCTGAAAAGACGAATGTATGTACTGAAGGTAAAACTGTTACGAAAGCTAACAGTATAACACGAACGGTGTCTATCGCTGGAGAAATAGTTGATCAGAATTCGTATCACGACTTGAAGGAATTGATGGACACGTTAGAAGAGCAGGCGTTCCGTGTGTATAAAGGAGCTGGTGAAACAAATCCTTTATACTTCAAAGGGATTATAACTGATTTGTCGGCTGATTTTGATGCCACAGAAGAAGGAGCAAGCGGCACTTTTTCGATGGAAATTGCCGTAAATGGCGATTACACAGAAGATGACCCGATGGCAACACCGTAAATATATAACTTATGTATGAAACTAAGATAATTGTAAACGGTAAAGAGATACCAATCAGGTTCGGTGCGTATGTAATGAAATGTATCGCTGATGATGGGATTAAATTATCAGAACTTGGTGAATTAATTAAAGACAATCCGTTTGATGTAATACCTAAGATTTTCTATTACGGAGCGGTTAACGCTTCGGAAGGTAGGAGAGGTGAGGGTATATCGTTAAATGATATCTACGATTGGCTCGACGAGATACCTGGTGGATTGTTTAGCGAACAGTCGCAGGCGATAATCAAACTGTTTACCGACCAGATGACGGAGGGTGTTCCGAAGGTTGAAAAAGATGCGAATGCAAAAAAAAAGCAGTAGACGATGAAGACTTCAACCGTGTCCATCTTTCCTTTGCGTTAGGAGAGCTTGGTTTACGGTTGGAGCAGTTTTACGATATGCCGTGGTGCGAGTATTTAATAAAATGCTATGCGTGGTCGAGAATGGAAAAAGAAAAATGGCGTAAGGTGCGCACTATTGCTTTCAATGCTATGATAGGAAGTCATCTCGACCCGAAAAAATTACCGAAATCAGAGGAGGTGTTTATGCCGTTGGAAAATAAAAATAAACGACGTGTAGACCCTGCGATTATAGAAGAATTGAGACGAGAGCGAGAAGAAGCACTTAAAAAAATAAACAAAGACAAACAAGAAGAATGAGTTTCACAGCGATAATAACGGCGGATGCGAGGAGTTTTGAACAGGCGATAGAGCGAGCTCAAAAACAAATTGACGGACTTGAAAAGAGCGTCGGTCGAAACCTTGACTCTATTTCAAAGAAATTTACCGACATAGGTAAAAAGATGACAGTCGTGTCGGCTGGAATTATAGCTGGATTAGGTGCGTCTGTCAAAGCGTCGATAGATTTTGAGAGTGCTTTTGCTGGCGTTCTGAAAACAGTTGATGGAACTACCGAACAGCTTGATAATTTAAAGCAAGGCATTATCGATATGTCGAAAGAGATACCAGCTTCGACTACGGAGATAGCGAAGGTTGCGGAGGCAGCAGGGCAGTTAGGTATTGAAACGGATAGGGTTTTGGAGTTTACTCGCACGATGATTGATTTAGGCGAGTCAACGAATCTATCATCCGAGCAGGCGTCAACGGCATTGGCGAGGTTTGCAAATATAGTGCAGATGTCGCAGAAGGATTTCGACCGTCTCGGCTCTACTGTTGTTGCATTAGGAAATAACTTCGCTACTACGGAGGCAGAGATAACCGAGATGGCGTTACGGCTTGCGGGCGTAGGTAAGCAGGTTGGATTGAGCGAGGCGGAGATTTTAGCACTATCTACTGCTCTATCGTCGGTTGGTATCGAGGCACAAGCTGGCGGCTCGGCATTTTCTCGATTATTATCGAATATACAGTTAGCTGTTGAAACAGGCGGCGAGGATTTGCGCAATTTCGCTGCTGTTGCAGGTATGAGCGCAGAGCAGTTTGCAAACACATTTAGGGAAAATGCTGTTAATGCGTTGAATTTATTTATACAAGGTTTATCGAACACGGAAAGTAATGGAATGAGTGCGATAGCTGTGCTCGATAAAATGGGAATAACGGAGATAAGATTAAGAGATGCAATATTAAGAGCGTCAAGTGCAAGTGATTTGTTTACTGATGCCGTAAAGCTCGGAAACCAGGCGTGGGAGGAAAACACGGCGTTAACAGAGGAGGCTGGGAGGCGTTATCAAACGACTGCGTCGCAGATAGCAATATTAAAGAATAATCTCGCTGACGTCGGGCGTGTCATAGGTGATATATTATTGCCGACAATTAATTCGATGGTTGCGAGGTTGAAGGATATACTTAACGCTATATCGAATTTAAATCCTGTCGTTTTAAAGATAGGTGTAGCGTTTGCTGGAATAGTAGCCGCTATCGGTCCAGCAATGTTAATGCTCGGACAGCTGTTAAAAATTCTACCTTTAATCGGTGCTGCATTTACTGCTATGACTGGACCAATTGGCATTGCTGTGGCTGCGATAGCGGGTGCGACGGCATTAATAGTCGCTAATTGGGATGCAATAAAAGAATATTTCACGTCTGGAGATGGAGCAAAAGTGTTTGAGACGATAAAGTCGATGGCGGTTGCTATTAAAGATGATGTCGTTACTGCGTTCAATGCGATAAAAACAGCTGTAAAAACGATTTGGAATGCTATCGGTGATGATATAATAAATATATTCGGTAATGCGTTGAGAATTGTAATGGCTGCATTGGAAGTGTTTGTAAATACATTTAAGAATGTAGCGCAGATACTTCACGGAATATTTACATTGGATTTTAAACAGGCGCTTGAAGGGTTGAAAAACCTGTTTAATGATATTTTTAACGGTATAAAAAAGATAGTTTTTAGCGCAGTTTCAGTTATATCGTCGACGTTGGCTGGCGTGTTTGACTTTATCGGATTAAATAAGTGGGCGGAAGGATTAAGGTCATTTTCGGACAAATTGAGTCCGTCGATTGAAAAAGTAAGAGAAGAAACGGAAAAGGCAACCGAAGCGACAGAGGAACAAGTACAGGCGGTTGGTGAGCTCGAAATAGCGACAGGGAGCTTAACCTCAGCGATTGGCGGATTAGTAGCCGCACAGGAGCAACTAATCAAAGATGGAAGCGATGTAAATGAATTGATACGTCGGACGTCAGATGAGATAACTGTTTTAACGAAACGGTTAGAAGGATTGCGTAGTGGAGAAATAGTCGTTAAAAATGTTTATGCCGAAATTGAAGAAACAGAGAAAAGGGTAAGAGACCTGTCATCAGCGCTTGACCTACTAACAGGCGGGCGGGAGTTGACAATTGATTTAAACATAAAGTCAGGAGCTGCTGCTTTTCGTGAAACGGAC